AGGGATTTATTGCTATAAGTAATGCTAATTGATGAGCTTATAACATTAGGCGAACTATTAATTACTATTCTATCATCTGTAAACATTAAATCCATTAACTTAATTCTATCATCTTCAGATTCTTCACTTAGACGATTAAGGCGATCTATAAAAGATTCGCTATTCCAAGCTAACCTTTGTTCTTCCTCGTATTTTTCTAACCACAAGTTCATAGCTTCCTCGGTTTTGCCTTCCTCGTAAAGCCTTTTAGCTTCTGGGTATTTATTTAATGGGCTATATTTATCTAATTTCATTGATGACTCCTGTTTTTTATTTATATTTGATAACATTGTATAACAAATATAACATGTATAACAATACCATGCAAGAAAATAATTATATAAAAAAAAAGCCCAATTTCTTGGGCTTTTTTTGTTGGGTTATGTAGCGTACTATTTTGTTCCACCTGTTAATTTTTCATCTCCTAAAGTAGATGATTTAGCATAAGCGCTCACATGTTCAGCTATTAATTCAACAGTAACATCTAAAACATCTTTCAACAACATCATAGCTTCTACGTGCCTTGGGGTGAAGTTAGAGTTTATCATGCTATGCCCCATGTTTTCAAGATCATTTGCTATTGCCATAAGATTTTTTGCCTCTTTTGCAAGACGACAGCCCGCATCGTTACTCATGTCTGAACGATAATCGACTTTAAGTATCGCTGGCAGTTTTTTCTTTTTTACCACTTTATTCTCCTTGTTTTTTTATGTTTGTAAGTTGTGTTTGTTTAATTTTAGCGTGACCATATTTTTTATTTTCAAGTCTTATTTGCTCATCACGCTCATCATGTTTTTTTATAATACCTGAAATTTTTATTTTATCACCAACAGTAACTCCATCTACAAAATGTTCTTCTTCATATGTACCATCTTTGTTTTCTTTTTCATCTACCCAGTAACCAACGAAATATTTTGATTTAGTAAATGCAACTAAAAGATTATTATTTTTATCTATCATTTTAAAACAATAAGATTTACCATAATAACTATCAAAGCTAAATGTTTCAGTTACTAAAACATCACCTTCATAACTATCATTAACATCACCAACATAATTAGATTTTAACATGTTTTTTGTGTTTTTTAACTCAAAAATGAATTTATCACGATCTTCGCGAGTCATATAACCGTCTTTATATTCAACAACATCAACATCAAGCTCTAACAACCGCTTGTATGCCAAAGATCTACGTTCTTTTGTATCTTCGCTATCCATAGCGCGCTTTAATTGCCATACATCAGTAGCTTCATTGATTTTTTTACCATGTAGCTTACCATAAGAAAACTCATCGGCATTTGCCGTATCTTTAAATGTTTTAGAAAAACTACCAGCGCCACGTAACCCTAAATCAATATCATATTCTCCGTCCATTTTAGACTTAGCGCTGTCAAAATCCATAGATAGATTTTTAATATATATATAATCAATGCGCTCTACGGTACTTTCGTCTGATTTCCAATAAATATAAGGATCAGAAACCTTCCAAAGCGTATAATATTTGTTTGTAAATCCAATAACTTGTTTCATACTATAACAAATATAACATGTATAACATATAGGGTGCAAGAAAAAAATAAAATAAATAAAAAAGCCCGGATAAAACAGGAAACCGGGCTTTTTTTCTTGACGCGTCGAGGAGCGGTATTAAATATCTGTGACTAATACTCTATCAACTAATCTATGCGGGTAGATTTCTTGTGAGAGCGTTACGATAGAGCATGTTTCACCACAACCTTTTCCAAGTCCATGCCATCCATAAACTACAAAAAAAGATTTTAAAATTCTATATGTACTTCCTAAATTATTCTTTTTTGCACTTGCTTGCGGCTCTGCTTGCTTGGGCATTGTCTTTCCGCAACATGGGCAAGTATAATCAATTGCTTTTTCTATTGCTTTTGTTTTTAAGCGCTCCAGATCCATTAAAGTTATTTTTTTTCCATTATAAAGCCAATCAAAATCAAAGCTATTCATTAGTTACTCCAATGTTTCCCGCACTTACTACATATATCTACATAATTTGTTATGCTTATATAGTGAATAACATATTTGTGTCCACCAGTTAGCCAACATTTTATATAGTAATAGCGTGCTGTTATTTTAAATAATAGTAATATTAATTTATTTTTCATCTGTATCTTTTATTGTATCAAGTAAATCATCTAAAACTTCATCAATATCCACAAAATCATAAAATATATCTCTGGTTATCTCCATCATAATTTTCCCGTTTTTATATCGTTTACTTTTATGAGGTTTTATAAATTTATTTCCGAATATATGTTTTTGACCATGATTGACAAACTTTTTAGCCTTAATATGTATTCTTTCTAATTTTTCTATCTGGTTTTTTCGTATATTTACTTTTTTTACAGGATTTTTAACCATGTCATTGCTCCTATTTTTTATCACAAACTAAAATACCATTTAAATGATCCAACTCATGCTGAATAATGCGTGCGTCTAATCCCGTAAATTTTTCTGTAATAGTTTCGCCGTGTGTATTTTGATATTTAATTGTTATATTATTATGCCTTTTTACTAAATATTCTTTATTTGGTAAAGATAAACATCCCTCGTATTCCTTGTTTTTAAACCAACTCTTGCGTATAACTACGGCATTTGCAAAAAAACGCCATTTAGAGCCAATTAAGGCGCAAAAAACATGATCTTTAAGACCTACCTGACACCCCGCGATCCCAACGGCGCCTTCCCTTAGATGTAAAGTATGCGAGAACAGTTTGGAAATAGCCACGGATATTTTACCCGTGGCTACTGGAACCGCCTTTTGACGTAGTCTATTTATGTTTTTAACTATTGCCATTATTTTAAGCTCTACTTAATAATGATTCACAAAGTCGCCGAACACTACCATATCTATTTGCTTTTTTTTCCATTTTATAAACAAACTTAATTAAGTCTAACATGTCAGGCGCTAATTCTATTAAACTTGCAGTTTTATGATTGTTTTTATCTCTTTGTTCTTTTACAACTTTTTCAATAACTGTTTTTACTTTTGAAAAATCAATTTCTAAATTTTCCATGCTATTCTTCCTCCAAATTATTCCACTCGTTGAATTTTGATTCAAACAAATCCATAACTTTGCACGCCATTTTACCAGCGTTACCCCAATCTTCTTCTGCATTATGCCATGTGCCATTTTTGTATCTTTCATCACCATTTGGTATATCTTCAACTGTCCACAAATTATTAAATGGCGTTGTTCCTTCCCAAGCAGTAGCAACTAAACCATCTGTATTTCTATGCTCGTATATCCAAACATTATATTGTCTATCCGTCGCCCCATATTTTTCTATTAAAGAAATAACGATACCCTTTTCTCTACCGTTATAAAAAGGCGTTGTTTGAAAAGTGTAATCATTATTCCATTTATGTTCATCTTCAAGATATAAAAAATCTGGCTCTAAATCATTAAGCATTGCGGCAACCGCCAACGCTTGCTCACTTATACCAAATGTAAGATCAACTACTCTGTTATTATAATTCATGCTATTCTCCTGTTTTGTTGTTTTTATTTATACTCTTTAAATTGAAAATCTGGGTATTCAAACATTAATTCTTTTTTGTTATTAAAATATTCTGCTGAAGCACAAAGGTCATTATTATTATATACCGTCCATAACTGTAAATTTATATCGTAATAATAAATTAAGTTTATATGTTTGTAGGTTTTCATTTTATTAAACTGTTTTTATTATCTATCATCATACTATAACAAGTATAACATGTATATTATATATAAGTCAAGAAAAAAATGATTTATATTTAAAATTTTTTTTAAGGTTAAATTATAACTTGAATATGAACGATTTTTCTGCGTATAAACAAAAGTGGTTTGAGTTTGTTGATTACAAACCACACCCCGGACAAGAAAAAATACATAAGGCGGCGGACGATGTGAGGTTTGTCGTGGCGTGCTGTGGTAGGCGTTGGGGTAAGTCTATGGCGGCGGCGCGCGAAGCCGAGGCATTAGTTACACAACCAAATAAAAATGTATGGATTGTTGCACCAACATATTCAACAAGTGAGCGCATATTCCGAATTGTATACGATGATTTAATTATAAAACACAATTTACCTACAAGGCGTAAATCTCTTAATGAACAATATATAGAATTTGAATGGGGTTCTATAATTGAAGGTAAATCAGCGGAACATCCAGAATCATTAATTGGCGCTGGAAATCACCTTGTTGTTATTGATGAGGCATCTAAGATGAATTTAAAAAAAATATTTGAAATGTATTTGCGTCCAACACTATCGGATACAAAGGGTAGATGTTTAATGATTTCTACGCCTGAAGGTTATGACGGATTTTATGAATATTATATTTATGCACAAAAGGCGCCAATGTGGATGTCGTTTAATTCACCATCTTGGGAAAACTTCCATAGCTTTCCAAAAGGAAAAGATGACGAAGATCTGGTTGAAGCTAAAGCAACTATGACGCGTGAAATTTTTGATCAAGAATTTTCTGCGGAATTTACCGCGTTAAGTGGTCGGGTTTATGCAGACTTTTCACGCCGCAAACATGTAGGCAGTCACCCATATAATCCAATGTTACCAGTATACCTTAGTTTAGATTTTGGGTATAGGATGCCAGCCGCTTTATTTTTTCAAACTGCTAAGTTTGGCGACAAAGGAAAAGACCATATATTTATTATAGATGAAATATTACATGAAAAAAACCTTAAAATTTCGGAACTTTGCAAAGCGGTACAAGACAAAAAATACCGAATTGCTCGCGTTTACGGTGATCCGGCTGGGTTTCAAATGCAATCATCTGTCGGCATGGGTGAGGCTGATATATTTAGGCAAATAACGGGATTGCCCGTTATAAGCCGTAGGGATAAATATAGCCGACAAATTTCGTCGGGTATAAGTCATGTTCGGCAATTTGTAATGTCCGCAGATGGCGATATAAGATTGCATATTGATAAAAAATGCACGGGAATCGTAGAAGATATAGAATCTTATCGGTATCCAGAGCATAAAGAAGGGTCTAATTTGAGGAACGAACCTTTAAAAGACGGTTATCACGACCATGGGGCGGATAGTCTTAGGTATGGGGTATGCGGAAGATTCCCAATACGAAACCAAAAATATAAAGTGAGTAAACGATGATTGAACAAGCACAATTTTTAATTTCAGAATCATTACAAGAACAAAAAAAGCTATACGCAAAAAACAGACGACAAGCTATATTTAAATTGCTTGATTATTATGCTGGAGATAATACAGCTCAATATATAGAAGATAGGTTTACTGCGGACGCATTTAAAGAAATACCAGTTTCTGAATTTAACGTAACACGCCGTATGATTGATAGAATGAGTAGAATATACACGCTTGGCGCTATCCGCAACGTCAATAAAAAATATGATGATATGACTTTAAGCAAATCATATAAAATGAAACATGTAGAAAAAATGACACGTTTAGTAGGCACAATTGCAACGCAAATTGTTTATAATGAAGAGCCAAAACCATCGTTTAATTACAATCCTGTATATTATTTTGATGCTTTTTTTGACGATGACCCGTTTACACCAACAGCTATTACATATCCATTAGTGCAAAACGTACACGATATTAGCGATGCAAACAAATTAGCGTATGCGTATTGGGATAGAGAACATTACATAATGTATGATGAAGATGGCAATATAATGTTTGAACAAATGCACAATTATGGAATTTTACCGTTTGTATTTACGCACCGCGAACATCATTTAAACGAATTTTTTGTAACAGGAGCATACGACATTTGCGCCGCTAACGAACAGGTAAATATTTTACTTACGGAGGCGGCTCTTGGAATGCGCTTTCAGATGTTCGGACAATATGTTATAGAGGGCATGTACGAAGAAGAAAAACTTGTGCGTGCGGGATCATCTGAAATAATGGTTATTCC